CCGCGCCCAGCCATTCCACATAGGGCGCGACGCCACGGGCGACCAGGGAGAAGCGAGGATCGACGCACTCGTTCACCAGGGCCTCGGTGGAGGCATACGCCTTGAGGTGCTGGATCTGTGCCCGGACGCCGGTGCGCGGGTCGGGGAAGCTCGCTGCCTGTCCGGTGGCGTTTCCGTTGAGGGCTCCGATCCCGGCGTAGTTGTTTTGAGTCGGGAGGACAATCCCGCCGAACTTAAAATAGCCGGTTTCGTGGAGGCTCTGCGCGAAGGCCACGTCGCCCCGGACGCCCTCGGCCTCGCCCTCCTCGATGAACATCTCCGCGAGCTGTTCAAGAGAGCAGCTCGTGAGCTGCGGGGTGGAGTTCTTGCTCCGACAAAATAGCGCCATCTGCTGGGCCGTGGCCTGGGCCTTGCCCATGATCGCCGTCTTCTCGGTTTCGGTGGAGCTCTCCATCCCGAAGAACTCCGCCAGGATGTCGGCCTCTGCGACGGCCAGCTTGTCCAGGTTGGCGTCCTTGGAGAGCCACTTCGTCGCCTTCGTGTTCGTGTGGAAGCTGTGCTCGATGAGCATGTAGTAGGGCGTCCCGACCGCCCGAGCGCCACGGAGGACGCCGTAGTATTCGCCGCCGGAGCTGTTCTTCCGGGTGGCCGTCCGCCCGGCCTGGGTGGTTCCCATAAGCTCGCCGACCTTCTTCGCCAGCTTGAGGGCCAGGGTGTCGACGTTGTTCTTGTTGTCGTAGGCCCGGTAGACGACGGGGTAGTCGACGCTCTCCGTGCCGCAAGCGTTGGAGTGGAGAGAGATGAAGACGTCGCACCCCTTCGAGGCCGTTCCGCGTTCGTAGACGCCGAGGTCGGTGTCGATGCTCGCCCGCGTGGTGACGACCTGGAAGCCCCGGGCTTCAAGCTGGGCCTTGAGCTTGAGATGCAGCGCCCAAACCATCGCGCTTTCGTAGTAGGTCTTCACGACGGGGCTTTGGTTGGTGTTGCTGCCGACATGCCCGGCGTCGAGACAAATCTTCTTACTCATGATCCTCACCCTCCTCCTCGTCGGCGTGGAAGATGGGCTCCCCGTCCGCTTCGTTGATCTCCGGCTCCTGCGCCGGTCTGGTGTTGATGTTGTCGTTCATGGTGTGTTGTTTACCTCCTTATAGTTTCCAAACAGGGAGAAAGACTTCGCGGGCAATCTCCCCGATTGTGTATTGTTTTCGGCCCTCCGCTTCCAGACGCCGGAAGAACTTGTCGAGCTCGATCGCGATCTTGAGGGCCTTGAAGACGCCGATCTGCTCCGGGGTGATCTTCGGCTCTTCCGGGCCCGCCATAAACTCGACGGCCCGAAGAAGGCGAACCTCCGCGAGAATGGGGTCTCTCTTGAGGAACTCCTCCCACTCGGCCCAGGTTTCCCGGGCGAACTTCTTCCGGTTGAGGCGCGGCTTGTCCGGCGGAAGGACTCCTTCCGCTTGGAGCTCCTTCTTCATCTTCGCCCTCTCGGCCTTCTCGCGCTGTGTGAGGCGTTTCTTCTTCGTCGGCATACCGTTCCCCCCTTAACACGCAAGCGGCCCGCCTGGGGGCTGCTGCGCGGCCTTCTGCTGCTCTATGAGGGCCCGCGTTAACTCCGCCGTCTCCACCTGCTGCCGGAGATACACGGCGGAGGCGAGCACCTGGGCCGTCGAGGTGAGCTCGGAGGCCGTGAGCTTGAGCAGCTCCTCGCGGTCTTCCTTGCTGGTGTTCTCTCCCAGGAAGCGCCGGGAGCGGACGATCTCGTTCACGGCCAGGGCGGCGGCGAGCCTCTCGACAAGCCCCATCGCCCCAGCCTTCCGCCCGCTCACGCCTCCACCTCCGACTCGAGCGGGCCGTAGCCCAGCCGCTCCCGGTAGACATTCGCCGCCCGGATGACCTGGGCGACGGCTGCGTCGCTCGCCAGTCGGTCGCCCAAGCTTCGCCGCTGCTCCGGCATCGCGCCATTCTCCCGGATGACCTCCGACACCTCCGCCACGTCCCGGGGCGAGATCTCCGTCAGACGGCGGGCCACTCCGGGCGGGAGCCGCTGATAGTGCAAGCGGAGGAAGATGATCCCGGTCTCCACCACCATGTCCAGCTCCGTGTCCCGGATGCTCTCTTGCATCCGGTGGATGCCTTCCAGCGCGGCCAGGACATCGAGCTCCCGCTGGTTCTCGTTATCCATCCCGCCCGGCCCCCTTCCGCTGCTCTCTGGCAAGGATCGCCTTGAGGCCCTCGATGACCTTCTCACACTGGGCCGTGTTCAGCCACTCGAGCCGGTCGATGCCGGTCATCCGCTTCACAAAGCCCTCGATCCGGCGCTTGTCGTTGTTCCACCCCAGGGCCTCGGTGAGCGCGTAGATCTTCCGGCGCTGCCGTTCGGTGGTGGGGTTGCCGCCCTCGTCCGTCCGTTTGTCGCCGATACTCCGGGCGGCGCTGTCCTTCATGTTTTGCAGGACGCGGGCGACGTCGGTGATCTCGCCCTGCGTCAGCTTCTTCATGCTCTCCTTGCCGGTCTCCCGGTACACGACCCCGTGAAGGTCTTCGTCCGAGAGCCGGAGCTCGGGCGACTTCGCGATCGCCCATAGTGTGCGGATGGAGGGGAGCTTCCTTCCGCTGCGTGTTGCTGCCATGATTTACACCTCGTTTCCCCAACAGTCCCAGCCGTGGAACCTTTTCCGGGCAAAGAGTTCGATCCGGGGGACGTCCCCGAACAGCTCCTCGATGCGGCGGCGGACTTCCTCCGGCTTCTCGCTGTGCCGCGTTCTCACGGCCTCCACGAGCTGCGGGATGTTGTTCTTCTGCTTGTACTGAGCCATCCGGCCCCGCGTCCCCATGAGGCAAAGCTCACAGTTTTTGAGCGTCCAGGGCGCGAGGTTCGAGACGGTCTTCCCGTTGATGGTCTTCTTCGACCACACAAAGGCGACGGTCACATACCGGAACCCCCACGCCCGATAGAGCTCGAGGGCGTCCGGGATGTGGGCGTCGGTGGCCCACATAAAGAGCGCCGCGTCTCGGTGGGCGATGCGCCCGACGTCGAGCTCCTTGAGGGCCTCGGTGGTCATGGTCGGATAGACCGCTTCGAGGGGTTTATAGGTGGTAGAAATTACCCCCCCCCCCGCGGTTTTTCCGTTTTTTTCTTTCTTCTTGAA